GAAGGGTAACACTCACACTTTTCTGGAAGGTGTCGAAGCGGCCAAGGCTGTAAGTGTAGGAAAAGAAGAAGATGCAAAACTGGAATTCCTCCATAAGCGTGCCGGACTTAGCAAAACAATGGCGCGTGCTGCTAACGCTAGACACTTAAACGAAGAGGGGCGCCCTATCGAAAACGCGTGGGATGCGGTTCAAGCAATTACAGCGGTTGCTCGTGACGTTCCTAACAATGACCAGCGTATTACGTTAGAGCAACGTGCCGGTATAATTTTGGACGCTGTCGCATAACCTAACCGCTAGTTTAACTAGGCGCCCGTGTGGCGCCTTTTTTTTGATTTGCATAATGTTAACTCATCCCATACAATCCCATACAGGGTGGCAACCATGCCAGCCTAAAATCGGAGTACGAACTATGGACATCACGAAAATTGACGAAGAAACGACCTTCACTTTACAAAAAATAATATACGACGCCTTATGCATTACGCGCACGCCAGATGACCCCCTGCCTATTGAAGCGGTTAACGCTTTAACGGATCTTGCAAACATTGCACGAATTAGCGAACGACAATGGCGCCAGTCCAACCAAGAGTATCCCCGGTGGCACGGTTGGACCAACTGGGAAACGTGGTTGGTTAACCTTCATTTTATGGATCATTTAACACAACACGAAATTGTAGAAATGGATCTATATGACCGTGCTCGATACATAAAAGATTACGTTAACGAGTACCTTAACGATTCCGATATACCCGCTGGTTTTATTACTGACCTTGTGGACATCTCATCTGTTAACTGGCACGAACTCGCGAGTGTGGACCTTTCCGAATATAGCGTAAGATGTTTTACCGGAAGCAAGAACAAATAAACCCACCTACCTGAAGGGCGCCCGTGTGGCGCCTTTTTTTTGCTTTGCATAAAGTTAACTTATCCCATAAACTCCCATACAGGGTGGCAACAACGCCAGCCTAAAATCGGAGTATTAAATGCAAAAGGTAATTAAGAAGGTTAGTCAAGGGGGTCTATTCAAAAGAAAACCCACCTCTAAAAAGATCTATATCCGCGAGCACTATAACCGTAAAGACCAGTTCGGACCCGCGTCCTATACTTGTTCGGATTATTCGGATACGGGAAGGTGCATAGAACTCAATCCGAAAACCGTTGTTTACGGTTGCAACGAAGACGGGGGGTTGATCCGATGAACGATAAACAACTGGAAGCAATACATAACCTCTACGCTCGTGATCGTGACGGTTGCAAAACTATCGACGAGTTCAAGGCTAGGTGTCACCCTGTGATCGGTTACGACGACACCTTTATGATTGACTGGTGTGGCATGTTCTTAGGTATTGAACCCGATGGGTATACGCACTCGTGAGCCGTGAAGTATGACTAACTGGGCGCCCATGTGGCGCCTTTTTTTTGCCCGTATTTTAAGAGTTAAACAGGCGGCGCCGTGGCGCCCGGACCAGTTCCCACAGCTACGGCGCCGTGTGCCGGGGAGGATTACCCGAAGATTCCTGGGGGCGCATACAATCGCATACCTCACGGTTACTGGTCCGCCGTGGAAGTTAAAAGCGGCGCCGGTTAACTTCCACGAACCGGGGAGCACTACCCGATCACGACGCTCCCGGACCGGGGACCGGGGACCGGGAAAAACGCGAAGGGGCCCCCGCGTATCGGGTCAATTGGACCCGGCCCAATGCCCGAGCGGCAGGGCCCGCGCACGACGCGGCCCGGCCCGCCTCAGAGGCAGCATGGGCCATGTTTCTCGAAAACATTTCGAAGTTTTATTAAACGGTTTTAACTGTCCTATAAACATGCTTAAATTCGCATATTATCGTAGACCATAGGGTCCCTTATGATCCAAATAGGAGCCGAGGAGCAAGAGCTAAAACTTAATCTTCGTTTAGCGCAGATAGAGCACAATGAAGAGTGCCAAAAAGATTTTTTAACTTTTGTTAGATCGATGTGGCCGCAGTTCATTACGGGTAGGCACCATGAAATTATTGCGGAAAAGCTCTCAAGAGTCGCGAGCGGTGAGCTAAAACGCCTGATCATCAACATGGCACCACGGCACACGAAGTCTGAGTTTGCGTCTTTCTTGTTTCCGGCTTGGATGATGGGCCGTACCCCGAGCATGAAGATCATTCAGGCAACGCACACGACAGAGTTAGCTGTTAACTTTGGCCGTAAGACGAAAAACCTGATTGATAGTGAGGGTTACAGAGAGATTTTCCCGAAAGTTGAGTTAGCGGCGGACAGTAAAGCGTCTGGACGTTGGGACACTCAGGCTGGTGGAATGTACTATGCCGTGGGTGTTGGTTCTAACTTAGCGGGACGTGGTGGTGATTTAATTATTATTGATGATCCGCACTCGGAACAGACGGCAATGTCGAATAGCGGGTTCGAGGATGCTTGGGATTGGTACACTGGGGGCCCCCGCCAGCGTTTACAGCCCGGTGGTTCCATTGTTTTGGTCCAAACTCGGTGGTCCGAGAAAGATATGACGGGTCAGTTAATACGTTCTATGGCTAAAGACCCATTGGCGGATCAGTGGGAAGTGGTCGAACTGCCTGCTATTTTCGAAGATGGGACGTCTTGCTGGCCAGAATTCTGGAGTTTAGAGGATTTAAACGCGGTTCGCGCCTCTATTCCCCCGAGCAAGTGGAATGCTCAGTACCAGCAGAATCCTACGGGTGAAGAGAACGCCATTATCCCCCGTGAGTGGTGGAAACGTTGGGAGCCCTCAAAGGTTCCTAATTTAGAATATGTTATTCAATCCTATGATACGGCGTTTTCTCGGCGTGAAACGGCTGATTTTTCGGCTATTACGACGTGGGGGGTGTTTTACCCAGAAGAAGGTTCGGGACCCAATCTTATTTTGCTTGACAGTAAGAAAGATCGTTGGGATTTTCCAGATTTAAAGCGTATGGCCCTAGAAATGTATGAATTTTGGGAGCCTGACACTGTTATTGTGGAGGCAAAAGCTAGTGGTATGCCCTTGACCCAAGAGCTACGGCAGATGGGTATTCCTGTTGTAAACTTCACGCCCTCTCGTGGTAACGATAAAGTCACTCGTGTTCACAGTGTTTCTCCTTTGTTTGAAGCGGGAATGGTCTGGGCCCCCGACACAAAGTTTGCGGACGAGATTATTGAAGAAGTTGCGGCGTTCCCGAACGGTGAGTATGACGATTTAGTGGATAGCATGACTCAGGCTTTAATGCGCTACAGGCAGGGTAATTTTGTGCAATTACCCTCGGATGACTGGGAAGATGCAGAAGCTTCTGCTAAAGTCCGGGCATACTACTAACTTTTCTTCGCTATGCAAGAACGACAAATGCTAGAAGGTTTTGGTGGAAGCCCTGAACCTGAATACGATTATGGATTGCCGGGTGAAAGTGTTCGCGGTTTACCTTATCAACTATTCGATCTTTTTTCTCCTTACCGTTTTCCCGTAGAGCGTGAAGCAGGTGTCAAGCCTGTTTCTGATAGCGGGGATTTTAGGATGGACCCTCTTTCCGGCCAAATGATTTATGAAACTCCCGCTGAAGTTGACCCCGGTCAATACGGTGAGGCAGAGTTTGGTGTTGGGTATTCTCCCGTGGTTCGTGGAGCAAAAGCAGGGTTAGGGTTTTTTAAAGATATGGTCATGGACCCCGAGGCTAGGCAGCGTGCTGCGGACGTTATGCGTCAAGCACCCGCCGAGTTTATTCGTGATATGGGGCTTAAAACCAACGCCGCTAGTATGGGCTTGGAATACATTCAGGACCCTAAAACCGGGGAAGTCTTATCGACAGCGGAAGTTCCCTTTATGGCGCCTGCAATAACCGCCGTTGGCACGGGTGTATCTTTAGCTAGAGCCATTCCCGGTGAAGCCCCCGGCAAAGTTCTGGGTGTCATGGGGGGTAAATCCGCAACTTCGGGTCCTGAGTTGGAAGCTGAGTTCCAGATGATGGAAGACTCGGGAATGTCCAGCGAAGAAATTTATTTGGAAATGCAACGACGGGCAACGACCCCCGATAATTTCAACACCCGTTTTGTTAAAAAAATAAAAGACAGTTTTTTAGGTACAGCCGTTGCAAAAACTTATTTCCCTGCTTATAGAGACGATGTTGAAGGCGACATAAGGTTTGTTATTGATCAGTCTGATCGGGAGTTAATAGTAAAAGGTACAAGACCACCCGGCAAAGATAGCTCTGAAAACACTCAACGAAAGTTTGACCGAGATGCTGGGTTCCCTGAAAAACTTCCGGATGAAAGTTACCTTTCTTACGCATTAAGAAAAGACGATTATGCTAAAGTTCCCTACACGGACAAGCAAATAGATGACTTAACAGGTCTTTTTGAAGGTAGCAGTGGTTATTTAGAGATAGGCTTCGGGTCTAGTATATTTGGTCCAGAAGGAATGAGGGAAAAGCTAGGTCTTCCCAAAGGACCGGTGATCAGCACCGTGTTAGAAGAAATTGTAGATGACCCCACTTTGTTTAATCAGTATCCCCATCTCCGCAATATTCGGGTAAAGCCCACAGGAATGATGGACTGGGGGACCCTTGGCTCTTACAACCCTGAACAAAGAATAATCCAAATGGGTCTTTTTAGGGCTGACGACGAGGGTCTTCAAGCGTTTACGAGTACCCTAGACCACGAGATGAATCACGCTATTCAGCATAAAGAAAGTGTTTCGGGTGGCGCAAACACTGCTATTTTTAAAACCCCCGAGCAGGAGAAGTTAGAAGAGACAGTTGAGGTTGAAACAAAAAATAATGAAATTGCAGTAAAGCAGTTTACAAAAGCTGTAATAGCAAGCGTTTATAAAGGTCAAGGTTCTTCTGGTCGAGACGCGGAAGCAGAAGCGGATAACATGGTCAACGAAATAGACCGGGAACCGTACAAAAAAGATGTACCTCCTAATGAAAAAGAAATTAGAGAGGTCATTAGCGGTGTGCGCGACTACATAACGGCTAAAATCGATTACGACCCCAATAAAGATTTTGAAAAACACAGCAACAGAACCTATGAAGAGGCTGTAGACTCGGGTCAGATACTGGTAGGTACTTACCGCACTCGAAACTTGTTAGAGAATTTAGTAGGCCGCGACGTTGTTGACACTATAGACCGCAACGACGCGAGTATATTAAAAAAACTCTCTTTGCAAAAAGCTAACGGCGCCAAACTTCGACGTGCAGAATCAGCTAATTATCAACAGTATTTAGCCAACCCCGGTGAAACTAACTCACGAATTTCTCAACTGTTGACTATTGGAATTAGAAACAAAAAGATTTATCGCGGAAACAATATTTCACCAAAGTTAGCAATGAGGTTTGAACAAGTTTTACCGGACGCCGTTGAGATAAGGCGAGATAACGAAGGTAGGTTCAAGAGTTTAACCTTTACGAGAGACGTTTCGGGGCAAGAGTTAAGAAACGTAGGTTCTCCTAACGCTCTACGGGAATTGGTTGCAGGTGACCTCCCTGTGGACAAATCTCAAGTTAACGACAATAGAATGCCTGCCTACCCTTTTCGTTCAATGGATTCACCCGACGAGGGTCGAAAAAACTATCTTACGCAGCGTTTAGCGTATGTACGTGGTAGTCTAGAGCAGGACAATATGATGCATCCTGTTACAAGGAACAAATTAACTCGTGAGTATCGGGCTATTATGGACGAACTCAAAGGACAGTTACCTCCCGAACAAAAAGCCCAAGGTGGCCCCGTAGGCGGTCTTGATGTATATTTTTCTAAAATGAAAATGCAGGGGAACTAATGTCTGAAATGGACACCCGACAAGGTGGTCTTATGGGCCGTAATGTTCCGAGTCAGTTAGACGAAGACGATTTACTGTCAGAGATCGAGATAGAGCTTCCTAGTTCACAAAACGACGTTATGGCTATGATAAATGCCGATGACGTTAGTAGCATTGAGATTGTTCAAGAAGAAGACGGTGGCGTCACCGTTGATTTTGACCCGCAAGCGGACTCCGGATCACTTGAAGATGATTTCAACGCTAACCTAGCTGAATATATATCTGACCGTGAACTTGCGCGTATTTCTAATGAACTGCTGGGAGAGTTTGATGCAAACAAAGCCAGTCGTAAAGACTGGGAAGACGCTTACGCCAATGGCTTGGACCTCTTAGGTTTTACCTATGATGACCGAACACAGCCCTTTAAAGGCGCTTCGGGGGTTACTCACCCGCTATTAGCAGAGGCTGCGACACAGTTCCAAGCTCAAGCCTTTAACGAGCTACTTCCGCCTTCTGGACCGGTTCGTACTGTGGTCATGGGCACCGAAACACGGGACAAACAAGACCAAGCAAAGCGTGTTAAGCAGTTTATGAACTACTACATCACTAATGTTATGGAGGAATACACTCCGGACATGGACCAGATGTTGTTTTATCTTCCGCTTGCAGGGTCCACATTTAAGAAAACTTATTTTGATGCTGCGCTAAACCGCGCTGTTAGTAAGTTTGTCCCGGCGGAAAACATAGTAGTTCCTTACGAAACAGCCGATTTACAAACCTGTCCTAACGTTACTCAGGTTGTTCGCATGTCGCTTAATGACTTGCGTAAAAATCAGGTTTCGGGGTTTTACTTAGACATTGATGTTATCCCTGCGCAAGGGGATTTAACCAGTGTTGCTGAACAAACAAACCGAATCGATGGTGTTTCTCCTTCCCAGATAGATTATGACTGCACTTTGCTGGAGTGCCACGTAGACCTAGACCTTGAAGGCTATGAAGAATTAGGGGAAGACGGGGAACCTACGGGTATAAAAATCCCTTATATCGTCACTATATCGTCAGACAACAGTCAAATACTGTCTGTTCGACGAAATTACGAAGAAGAAGACGAAGACAAGAAAAAAATCCAATACTTTACTCACTTTAAGTTTTTACCGGGATTTGGGTTTTACGGTCTTGGTTTGATACACACCATAGGCGGACTGTGCCGTACAGCCACCGCCGCTTTACGGCAATTGATTGATGCAGGCACTTTGTCAAATCTTCCAGCAGGATTTAAAGCCCGTGGCCTACGGATCAGGGATGACGACGAGCCCCTTCAGCCCGGTGAATTTCGAGATGTAGATGCTCCCGGAGGCGCCATCCGAGACAGCTTAATGCCTTTGCCTTTTAAAGGTCCTGACCAAACGTTGTTTAACTTACTGGGATTTGTTGTTGAAGCTGGGCAACGGTTTGCCACTATTACAGACCTTAAAGTAGGGGATGGTAATCAAAGCGCTGCGGTAGGGACGACTATTGCAATGCTGGAGCAGGGCTCTCGGGTTATGAGCGCGGTACATAAGCGCCTGCATTACGCTATGCGTAAAGAGTTTAAGATTCTTGCGCGAGTTATGCATGAAAGCTTGCCGCAAGAATACCCGTACACTGTTGTTGGTGACGATCAGAAGATTATGAAGTCTGATTTTGACGACCGTGTGGACGTTTTACCTGTCAGCAACCCTAACGTATTTAGCCAAGCACAACGTATCGTGATGGCGCAGACCAAACTAGAGTTAGCGACAGCGGCTCCCGAGCTACACAATCTTCACGAAGTGTACCGTGACATGTACGAAGCTTTGGGTGTTACAGATGTTGATAGGATTATGGCGTCTATTCCGGAAGAAAACCCTGTTCCTATAGATCCAGTTCAGGAAAACATTAATAGTCTCGACATGCTTCCTTTGAACGCTTTTGAGGGACAGGATCACCAAGCCCATATAATGTCTCACATGTTGTTTGGGATCACCCCTATGGCCTCCTCTATGCCTCCCGTGGCAATGACTTTGCAGAAACATGTAATGGAGCATGTTAAAGTTTTTGCGCAAGAACAAGCACTGGCGGCTGTAGCCCAGCAGGGAGCGCAAGCAGAACCAGACCAACAGGAAGCAGAGATAGCCCGTTTGACCGCTCAATTTCAAGCGCAGGGTATGCAACAGCTACGTGAGACGTCTATGCAGCTAAGTGGAGCAGGCCAGCCAGACCCTCTGATTCAGTTAAAAGAGCAGGAATTGCAGCTTCGAGCCCAAAAAGACCAAGCCGATGCAAACATAGATTCTCAAAAATTGGGCCTAGATGCTCAAAGCCTTCAGATGAGGAACCGTCAATTTGGGCAAAGGCTAGATTCACAAGAACGCGCAACAAAGGATAGAATAGATTCTGCTATGGACCGTGAAATACTTAAACAACGAGGATTAGACCGATGAAAAGAACCATTCATTACATGGGTGACCCCGTAGGTAAAACCCCAAAAGCTACTAAATTTGCTGATATTAAAGGTCAGGGGAAAATCCCTTACGGAAAAGAAAAAGAAGTTAAGGTTCCTACCACCATGAAACGAGCTACAGTTCGCGGCATGGGTGCGGCTAAGAAAGGCGGCGGGTACTGGAGCTGCATGTAGTGAGCTTGGAAACCGATTTAGACTTTATTGGCGACCAATTTACCGATCAATCGAGTACTTACGGGTCAAGACCTTCGATAGGTGGCACGGGTCAACGAGACAAAGTTTATACGAAAGCACAGTACGATCAACTTGCTGGATTGGGGGCGGACCCAGACGGGGACGGTCGAATCACTGACCAAGAGTGGGTTAACTGGATGCTTTCTAAGGGCGCCAGTGACGGTTACGAAGATGAGTATAAGAGCAAACTTTTAGCAGCAAGTACCATTGGTGATATAGACGCTCAAACTAAAGCCTTAATTCAACAAAGGTTTTTTAATCAGGGTGATGGTGCTCCTCCGGGTGGTGATGCTCCTCCGGGTGGTGATGCTCCTCCGGGTGGTGGTGCTCCTCCGCGTGTTGGTGACCCCGGACAAGGTCCCATCACAGATTGGTCCTTGTCCTATGAAGAAAATTTCGGGCCAAATCCGGGATCGGATGACCCCGGATATCCTGTGTGGATGTCACAAAAGAAGCTTTACGAAGGGATGCCTGCTGAAGACAGGCCCATACAGTTTGACAAATTGTGGCAAGAAACTCTTGACGCTGTAAACAACGGAGGTACGTTACAGGGTAATAACGACCCTACCCGAGGAGCCCTTACCGCAAGAAGAGCCGTTGGAGACTTGCCCGGTATAGAAAACACTGATGGGTCAATCTACACCTTCGACATGCCTACAATAGCAGACGTTACGACAGACTCGGATATATCCGGTAGATTATCGGAAAGCGGTTTTTCCGACAAAATTAACAAGCCCGCTTCTAGTCTTCTGCCCTCTGATCCTTTTGCGCCCCCAAAATACGCTGCTGACGGTGTTTCGCCTAATATGGGTTTCCCTGTGTATAAGCCCGGACCTGTGGCGGACCCCGCAGCCGTGTCCGTGGACGGTGGTCCTCCAGCAAGTCCGGGAACGGGTGGCATGACCCCACAAGTAATTACAAAAGGGTTAGACGGTCTAAGCTACAGTACTCCCGCTTCCGCTTATGACGCAAACGTTCGGTTTTTAAATCGACCTGTTTTTGAGGGGCAACCCCCTTCGACAGCCGTTCCCCCTTTTGCGGGCGTAGGACCCGGAGTAGATGGGCCTATTCCCGGCGGTGGTACTCCTCCCGGTTCTGAGCTTCCGTCAAACCCTGTTCCCGATTTTGGCNTTGGTGATAATCAGGGTCGNCCAACGACCAACCAATACGGAATCAACCCAAACAACGGTAATTTTTACGGCGCTTCTCAACTCGACATGATACGAAGAGACGGTGGCGCTCCTTTTATTGGGGACGATAACTTTTTTTCTAAAGATGAGTTCTATGAGTGGGACGCCTTTAGGCAGAACCGTGCGCTTGACGGCGGCAAGGAGTACACTGGTAAAACGGTAGCAGGGATGCCTAACTTTGTTGACCCTGTTACTCGACAAAGATCAGGTGCCGGTGAGAATTTGGCGTCTTTTACGAATCCGGGGATTATGTCCTCTCCAGCACCAGCACCAGCACCATCATCCTCTTTTACAGGGCCCTCTCCAGTACCCTCTTTTACGGGGCCAGAATCTTTATTAGCAGATCCTAGACTTGTTATGCAAGGTAATGGTAGGTATACGTTTACGGGGGCTGCCGGGAACTCAATTAACGATCTTACTAGGGTTGGGGCGGAGTCAATAGTGTCTGAGTATGATTCAAATCCGGCGGCTTATCGAGGATCTTTTGGTTTTGCGTCAGGCGGTGTTGTTGACGGTATGTCCGAAAAAATAAAAACCGCAAAGTCGGCCTATGAAACAGAGCTATCAGAAGGGTTTGACAGTTCAAAAAGTTTTCTTGCATTTGGTGCGGGTTCTCCCGCTGCTTGGGCTAACACAGCACCAAACGGTTCTTACATAAGGGACCTTTCGGGTAGCGAAAGCTTTATCGTTAAAGACCCTATGGGCGTTGTAACAGAAACGCTTGATGAAAACGAAGCAATGCAGCTGTCTGGGCGCAACACAACAAACTTAGATATTTTAAAAAGCTTGTCTGCTCAAGACCAAAATCTTCAACCTTTTCCAGTAAGCTTTTTTAGTAGAATAGCTTCAAACCCTACAGAAGTTGGAAGAATAAACAACTTAGGTTATAAAGTAGTTTTGGAGGATCAAGGATAAATCCCATAAAAACGTATGATATCCTAGCTTATCACATACTTTACATGCTACGATTTAGTTGATTAAAAAAAACCGTGAAACATGTCTAACATTTTTATCGCAGAAGCTGTTTATCGTATCATTAGAGAACGCCGCCAAGCGGTTAACGACTTATTGATGTATAACAACATTAAGTCTATGGAGCATTATCGCGAACTTATGGGGAATCTAGATTCCCTAAACCACGTTGAACAGGAACTCAAGAGCCTGCTAGATAAACAGGAGCTACTAGATGAATGACACCTCTAACATTAAAAAACTTGACGATACTTATCAAGAAACACCTTATTTAAACCCCGAACTTGTTGACAAAGGTTTGCTAGAAAGAATGCCTACGCCTACGGGCTGGCGTTTGTTAATACTTCCTTACAGGGGGTCTGGCCAAACTGAAGGAGGCATTGTTCTTCCTCACGAAGTTATTGAAAAAAACCAAGTTTCAACACAGGTTGGTTACGTCTTAAAGGTGGGTCCATTGGCTTATGACGACAAGGAAAAGTTTCCGGACGGAGCTTGGTGTCAACCTAAAGACTGGGTTATGTTTGCGCGTTACGCGGGATCTCGTTTTCTTATAGACGGCGGTGAGGTTCGGATTCTTAATGATGATGAAATATTAGCTACTATTTTGTCGCCAGAAGATATTAAAAACGTCTAGTAGAGGTAGATATGTCAGAACAACAAGTTGATTTAGATTTAGGGGACGCGGAAGAAGTTGTAGTGGACGTGCCTGATACGGCAGGTGATGCTGGTTCAGAGGAAACCCCTCTTCAAGAGTCCTTTGAAGACAACGATAGCTTTAAAAAGTCGCAAAATGCAACACAAAAACGCATAGACCGACTGACTAAACGGTATCGGGAATCAGAGCGTCAGCAAGAAGAAGCGACTACTTTTGCTCAACAAGTTTTAAACGAAAATCAAGAGCTAAAGAATCGTTTAAATACTCTTGATAACAACTACGTGAATGAGTACTCCTCTCGCGTAGAAAGTCAAATGAATCAGGTAGAGTCCGAATTGACACGGGCTTTGGAAATGGGTGATTCTGCGGCGACCGCCGCCGCTCAGAAAAAGCTGACTCAGCTAACAATGCAGGCGGATAGAGCGGTTCAAGCTAAGTCACAAGCGGACCATCAAGCGACAAGACAGGCTCAACAGCAGCAAGCTCCGCAACAGCAAGCTCAACAGCAGCAAGCTCAACAGCAGCAAGCTCCGCAAAGGCCCGACCCTAAAGCCGAAGACTGGGCTTCTCGAAACAGTTGGTTTGGTGAAGATGAAGCGATGACCTATGCCGCTTTTGGTATTCACAAAAAATTAATTGAGGAAGAAGGCTTTGATCCTAAAAGCGATGCGTACTATACTGAGCTAGACAGTCAGATTGAGGCTACGTTTAAGCATTCAAGAGACAACACTCGCAAGCGGCCCGTTCAGACGGTTGCAGGTGCTTCAAGAACAACAAATGGACGCAGTGGAAGACAGGTTCGCCTCACCCAGAGCCAAGTTGCAATAGCAAAAAAATTGGGTGTGCCGCTAGAAGAATATGCGAAATACGTGAAGGAGTAATAAAAATGAGTGAAACAGAGCAAAATACTGGGACGCACGCTAAAAGAACTTCTCGCGCTAACGAAACAAGGGAGAGAAAGACTAAAAGAAAGTCTTGGGCTCCACCGTCTATGCTAGATGCACCGCCTGCGCCTGAAGGTTTTAAGCATCGTTGGATTCGCGCCGAAACGCGAGGGTTTGATGATACTAAAAACGTTAGTGCAAAAATTAGGGAAGGTTATGAACTTGTTCGTAGGGACGAGTATCCGGACTTTGAATCTCCCGTAGTTGAAACAGGTAAATATGAAGGTGTGTTTGGAGTTGGCGGATTGCTTCTCGCTCGGATTCCGATTGAGACTATTGCTGAAAGGACTGAATACTTCGCAAGACGTAGTAAAGACCAAATGGATGCAGTAGATCACGATATGATGAGAGAGAATGCACATTCATCCATGACGATCAGTAACCCTGACCGTCAAACTCGTGTAACTTTCGGTGGCCCTCAAAAATAATAGGGTCGCCCTTTTAGGAGAAAACGAACATGGCAAATCAAAATACTGCCTTTGGTCTTCGTCCTATCGGGCTAGTCGGCAGCGGTGTTAATTCTACTGGGGTAACTCAGTATGAAATCGCTTCCAACAACACCAACGTGATCTACCAGTATGCTCTTTGCGTACCTGCTGCTGCGGGCGTAATAGATTTTGCTGGTGCCACAAGTGGGGCTACAACCCCCGCACTTGGTGTCCTGATGGGCGTAGAATATGTAGATTCTGTTTCCAAGAAGCCAGTCTTTGTAAATCATTGGCCCGGTTCTGGCGCGGTAGGCGTGGATACTAACCATCCTGTAAAAGCTTTCGTTGCTGACAACCCTAACCAATTGTTTGTAGTCGCGTCTGACGCAACACTGACGAATCGTGCTACGGCACAAGCGGCTGTTTTTGCAAACGCTTCTTTGGGTACTTCAGCGCGTACAGGTACGTCTGTAGGTAACTCAAACTCAACTTTGAACGTTGCTTCTATCAATACCACAGCTACTTTGCCGTTGCGTATTGTTGGGATCCAAGACGACGCAGGAAACACTGACTTCTCAGAAGCCGGTATTCCTTTAATCGTTAGGATTAACGCTCATTTTAATGCCACTATAAGCCGTTTCGATTCGCAGACTACTGCGGCATCGACGGGCGTTTAAGGAGGGTTAACTAATGGCTATTTCACGCGCACAACTAGCGAAGGAGCTTGAACCCGGTTTAAACGCCTTGTTCGGACTCGAATACGACCGTTATGAGAATGAGCACGCTGAGATTTTTGAAGAAGAATCCTCAGACCGTGCTTTTGAAGAAGAAGTAATGCTTGGTGGTTTCTCCACGGCACCTGTTAAAAATGAAGGACAGTCCATCAGTTTTGACGATGCACAAGAGACGTACACTGCTCGTTACACTCACCAAACCATTGCACTGGCATTCTCTATTACAGAGGAAGCTGTGGAAGACAATCTTTATGATCGTCTTGCCTCGCGGTACACCAAAGCTCTGGCCCGATCTATGGCTCAGACTAAGCAAATCAAAGCGGCAGCTATCTTGAACAATGCGTTCTTGACNGGTGCNAATGCGATGGGCGACGGTGCAGCACTNATTTCCGCAGCGCATCCNTCTCTTTCTGGTAACCAGACTAACCTCTTGGCAGTTGCTGCCGACCTCAACGAAACTTCGTTGGAGCAGATGTTAATTGATATTGCTGGATTGACAGATGAGCGTGGTTTGAAGATTGCTGTTCGCGGCATGAAGCTTATGATACCTAAAGAGCTTCAGTTCATCGCAGAACGAGTTATTAACTCGAACTTGCGCTCTGGTACTGCGGATAACGACAACAACGCAATGAAGTCTATGGGTATGCTTCCAGAAGGGGCGGTGGTAAACCACTTCTTTACTGATACAGACGCTTACTTCATCAAGACTGACGCACCAAACGGTTTCAAATACTTCAACCGTTCGCCTATTAAAACGGCAATGGAAGGGGACTTTGATACGGGCAACATGCGCTTTAAAGCTAGAGAGCGGTACTCCTTCGGTGTTTCCGATTGGCGTTCTGTTTTCGGTACTCCCGGCGCAGCGTAGCTTAACGGTTACGGTAACGTGTTGTACTAAAAGGGGGTGTAAAAGCCCCCTTTTTTATGTAGTATAGAATATTCTATCCCTGACAGGTGCATACAGTACCTGACACTAGCCACGACAGGAGATACTCATGGCGAATACAACTTTTAGCGGCCCAATTCGGGCTGGAAACATCCGAAACACTACAGGTACTACCGTAGGTACCGACATAGCTAACGTAGGCTATGTTGTAATGTGTCAAGACACCGTACAAAGCCTTGCGGGCGGCGCACTTGCAGCGGTAGTAACGGATATCGTAATTCCTGCAAATTCCAAGATTGTTAACATTATTGTTGATTTAGTTGCGGCTGCAAATGCTACAACAAACATTAGTGTTGGTCAGGTTGGCGGTAACGCTAATACATTTGTAAACACATTGGCATCAGGCACTACTGTAGGTATTAAGGCGCTTGGCGCTTCTGGTGGTGGTACATTAGAGTGGGGCAATACTGGCACTTCAGAC